TCAGCCCTTCGAGGTCGACAACTACAAGATGCTTTTCCCCGGCGACTCGACCCTCGGGGCACCTGCCGCCGAAACCGTGAACTGTAGGTGCGTCGTCATCCCGTCCTTCCGCGACGAGAAAGCAGCCCCCCCGCCCTCCCGTTTCAAGACCGCGCTGCTATGCGCGGGCGTTTCCCATTCTCTCAACGGCAACGGCCACAAATCCAAATGAGCACCATCAGGCGCACCCTTCCGACCGAGGTCAACGTCCTCGACAAAAACCTCGGCCTTGTCGAATACATGGCAAGCGACGCAACCATTGACTCGGCGCGCGAGGTCGTACTTGCCGACGGATGGGACTTCGGAAAATTCCAGAAGAACAGCCCCCTCGTCAATTCGCACGATTACAGCACGATTGAGAACGTCCTCGGCAAGATCACCGATTGGCGCGTCGATAAGAAGCAGCTCATTCTTACGGCCCAATGGGCGAAGGACATTCCCGGCACGCTCGGAGAAATCGGCTGGAAACTCACCGTTGGCGGCTTCCTGAAGGCCGTTTCCGTCGGCTTCTGGCCGTTGCAGGTCGCGACCAAATGGGACGGCGACCCGACCGCCTACCGGGCCGCGCTGAAAAAAGCCGGCTACGCTGAAAGCGACGGCGTGACCGTCGTCTATCTCAAGCAAGAGCTAGTCGAACTTTCCGCCGTCATCCTGGGGGCGAACCCCAACGCCGTTGCCCGCGCCTACAAGGCCGGGGCGCTGAACGACGCCGACCTCGAAACCCTTTCCGCCAAGCTGAACAAGACCGCCGAACAACTCGCAACCGAGGCAAAGGACGTGGCCGCCTCCGCTGCACTACCACGAACCCGCCGGGCCTTCAGCTTCGCCGTCAACGCAACGGCTGCGTCCCTCGCCGTACAAAAAGTAACCCAGTAAACAAAACCATTCCATGAACTCCCCGTTCAAATTCCTGTTCCGCATGTTCCCGATCTTCGGGCTTTTCGTTCACAACCTGCGCCTTTCCGTCGTGGCCGACGTGTCTGTCGGCGGCTTCGAGGCCAAAGCCCTCGAATCGCTTACCGGCATCGAAGGCGCGGTACGCAAGCAACAGACCACCCTCGACACGCTGACGACCAACTATGACCGCCTCGACAAAGAGACGAAGAAAGCCTTCGAGGACTTGACGAAGGTCAAGAACGACACGAACGCGAGCGTCGCTGAATTCACGAAGTCAATGCAGGCCGTGCAGGCGAAGCTCGCGCGCGAAATGACCGCCGCCAACGGTAACCCGATCAAGCGAATCCAAGCCAACCCCGAGCTACGGGCGCGCTTGAACATTGCCGTTCGCATGGCGATGGACAACGGCGGCGATATGCAGCGCGTCTGCGCCCCGATGATCAAGGACTTGAGCGAGGCCGCGACGCCTGGCTCGACCTACATTACCCCGGCGCTTCTCGCGGAAATCTATGACACCCTACTGACATACGGCGTCTGGAATACCTTTGCCGTGCGGAATATGGGGACGCGCATCACGAAGATGCCGGTCAAGACCGCGCGGGCGTCGGCCTCGTTCATCCTGACCGAGAACACGCCCATTCCCGACGATGTCGCCAAGGCCGGCACCTCGGTTGACCTCGTCGTTGAAATCATCGCGTCGCTTCTCGGCGTGTCGTACTCGCTGCTGCAAGACAGCGAAATCGACGTGACCGCGGACGTGCTCAGCGACTTTGCCGAGAGCTACGCCTTCCGCCTGGACTATGCCGCCCTTCAGGGCAACGGCGCAGCCGATGCGAACAACGGCGGGATGACCGGCATCTTCCAAGGCGGCTTGCCCGCCGTGGCAGGCGCGGGCGGCGTGTCGGTCGCGACGCTCAAGCTGAACGATTTCATCGCGTGCCTGACGACCGTTGACCCCGGCGTCCTCCAGCGCCCGGCGAAATGGTGGATTCACCCGACCGTGCTGGCGAAGATTTGCGGCATCGTTGACCTGAACGGGCGCCCGATCTTCCAGACCGCGCTTGAAGCGCCGGCCCCTGGCGCAATCGGTTCCATCCTCGGTTATCCGGTCGTCGTGGCCGGCGCCGCGGGCGCAATCGACGGCATTTCCCAGAAGGTCGCCGCCTTTGGCGATCCGAACGGGAACGTCGTCGGCATCCGGTCGGACTTCGTTTTCGAGGCCTCCGATCAATTCCGCTGGTCCTCCTTGCAGCGGACCTTCCGCGGTTGGGGCCGGGCCGGCACGAAGATCCGCCGCGCCAATGCCTTCGCCGTCCTGACCACTGCCGCCGCCTAAGCGTAGGTTCATCACTGGTCGCCCCGAGTTGGACGGGGCGACCCCCTTGAACCAATGCCCGCCATCAAACAGACCAAGCAGCAGACCGACGGCGCCACCGTGCCGCCCGTTACGCATCGCGCCGTCCTCGGCGTCCTCGGCAGCGACAAGCGCAACCGCGGGCGCGTGACCATTTTTGTCGATGGCGTGAAGCAGCCGCCGCGTTTCGAAAAAACGAAGGAGACCCCCCGCCATGGCTGAAATCAATGCAGGCCTCGGCTCTCTGGCCGAGCTAAAGGAATTCCTTTTGGCAAAGTCCATGTCGAGCGTTGCCGACACGGCCAACGATCAAACGATTATGAAGATCGGCGCGGGCGTCGCGGGCCAGTTTGGCGACCACTGCAACCGGGATTGGGACTACGGCGAAGGCAAGGTCGATGAATTCACGGCGAACCGTTCATTCATCGTCGCCCGGCAGTACCCGCTGAACCTGACAATTCCGCTGGTGATTGAACGCAGCGACGCGCTTGTCGGCGGCGTGCAGGTTTGGACCCCGATCCCTGACGCCGCCTACAACGTCGCCGCGCAAGCCGGCATCGTTTACCTGTCCGGCGTGCAGGGCAATTACCTCTCGCGCATCCGTATGACCTCGGCGGGCGGCTATTGGTGGGACGGCTTGGACGCCAACCCGACCCCCCCGCCCGGCGCGGCCCGCGTGCCGCATGCGTTGCGGCTGGCCTGGCTGCTGCAATGTCAGGCGCTCTGGCTTGTCCGCGACGACCTCGGCACGGCCATTGCCGGCAGCTCGGGCGGCAGCGCCCTGCTCGGGCTTTCCCTGCCGGGCTACGACCTGATCCCCGAAGTCCGCGCCCTGCTCTCGAAATTCATTCGTTACGGCGTTTCCGGCTGACCCCATGCCAATCGAAATCAAAGTCGAATCGAACCTGGCCGGCGTCATCGCGAATATGCGGCGCGTGCGCGCGAACATTATTGCGGGGCTGCGCAAGGGGCTGAATGACGAGAACTGGAAAACAATTCGCGCCCTGACGCTCGGGCGTATGGGATATTCGAGCGCCGGGCCGGTCATGCCGGGCGGCTTGCGCCGTATCAGCTCGACCGCCGTCCGGTCCCTGCGGGCAACCCCCGCCGTGACCGACAGCGACGGCGTTACGTCCTCCCTTGGTTCGCACCTGAAATATGTCCAAGCGCACGAATTTGGCTGTGATGACGTTGTGACCGTGCCGGCGCATAACCGGCGCGTGTTCAATTACGGAAAGGCGCGGCAGGTTCGCTTTACTAACCCCGTGACGAAGGAAAGCCAAACGACCATGCGCCGGTCGCGCAAGGTCGCGAAGGATGCGGGCGGCAATGCCCGCGGGACAACTGTCCGCGAGCATCCTATGCAAATGAACCTGCCGGCCCGGCATATGATTCGCGACACGCTGGCCGAGCGCGTCCCGGAATACGCCGCGACGATGGCCGCGGCGATTGAGACGGTCTGGAACGATTTCAGGGCGGTTTCTGCACGCGCGCCCGTTCAACCGGGAGGCCTGGCGCCATGAGTCCCCTCGAAACCGTGCAGACCGACATTTACGGGCGGCTTCTGGCCGACCCGTACTTTGCCGACGTTGGCGTTTTCCTGTTCCGGCCTCGGGCGTCGGGCGGGATGGTCGCCATACAATCCGAGGTCGATAAGGCGCTGGCCGGCTTGGTCGCGCGCGGCGGCAAGACCGGCGCGGCGGTCATGGTGCAAATGCCCCTTGCGTCGTCGCAGACCCCCGACGTTCCCGGCCCCCGCCTAACCTTCAATTTCAGCGTCAGCGTGTACGAGCGTCCAATCGTGAATATGGACCCGGCGACCGGGACGCTAAAAAGCGCCGAGGACATCGCGACCGAGGTCTTGCGGCTGCTCCATCAGTGGAAGCCGAACCCGTCGCAAATCCTGACTGCCTCGGCCAATGCGATCGTTCCCGTCGAAGGTGCGCCCGGCATCGTCGCCTACGATTGCCGCTTGGACCAAATGACCGGCCTTGTCCCGCTGGCGAAGGCCGCGGCCCCGGTCATTGACGGGACCGATCCAGGCGCGGTCGTGCTGACCTCGACAACCCCCGGCGCAACCTTCGTGTACTCGCTTGACGGCAGTTACCCGAGCGTTGCCTACGCCGCCCCCTTCAACGGCCTTGCCTCCCTCGTGCGCGCCGTGGCGGTCGCGGGCGGCATGGCCGCTTCGAACATTTCAGAAAAGCAGCTTTAACCCACAAACCTCCCATGCCCTCGAACATTGAAAAGATTATCGGCGGTCCCGCCCTCGTGAAGTTTCGGGGCGCGTCCTTTTACTCGCAAGGCGACATCCTCCTTCAAACGCAGTTGGATACATTCGACATCATCGTTGACCGGTACGCGAAGGTTGACGAGCGCGTCGCAGACCAACCGATCCGCGTGACGTTCACCCCCGCGGGCGAATGGGAAAACCTCGGCGTGCTCTGGCCCTACGCGAACACCCTGCTTGGCGACCTGATTACCCCGGTTAACCAAATTGCAACCGTCGATGCCCCCGGCGACTTCGTCACGATTTACGGCGGGGCGTTCGGGGCGGGGCATGCGGTATTCCTGACCGTCTCGGATGGCGGCACGCCCCCCGCGGGCCTGTTCACGGGGCAACTGTACTACATGGGGCTAGTCAATCCCGGCAATTATGCGTTCTACGACACGCGCGCGAACGCGGTCCTCGGCGGCGTGGCGGGCCGGTCGGACATCACCGACGCGGGCGTCGGGACGTTCAAGCTGGTTTCAAACGAACCGCTGGTGATTCATTCTTTCGACGGGACGAAGGTCGTCATACATAACGCCGCCGTTGTCGGGATGCCGCAGATTACCGCGAGCACGATCAAAACGCTGATTGGGGAAGTCGCCTTCGAGGGCTACCTTGCGCACGGCAAATCCTGGGGCGATGCCAATTCGTTCTACACGATAACGCAGGAGCCCCTTGTCGATACGACCTTTGACCCCGCCGACATCATCACGCAGGCCTATATCCTGGATTGGGGCGCGGCCCCGTTCGCGGACATGCCGACCAAGGACGGCGTTGTCATCAGCTTCGACTTGGGGCTTGAAGCGGTAACGACCGACACCGACGGAGTCTTGACCCGCCGCCTCGGGGCGCTCGGCGTCAGCGCGACCGCGACGCCTATCGGGCTTTCCGAGGCGCAGCTTCTTGACGCCGTGAAGTTCCAAGGCGCGGGCGCGCGGCGCGGGCGTTCGCTGGCCGGCGCCGACCTGACCCTTACCGGGGATGGCGTTTTCATCAAACTATCCGCCGCCGCGCTGAAAGGCGGGCCGGCGCATTTCAGCAGCAAGATTGACCGCGTCGGGGAACTGACTTGGTCGGCAACCCGCAAGTTCACCGCGGGCGCACCTGACCCGCTCTTTGTCGTCGGCACGGCCCCGGTCTGATCCCCCGCCCCGCCCCCATTTCTCAACCCCTCCCCTCCTTGTGCGCGTCAATTTCGCAGGCATTTTCCTCGCCCCCGGTGGCCTCGAAGGCACGCGCGGAATTAGCTTCAACGGGTCGTTTATGCTGGATGAAGCGCAATTCTTCCGCGCCGCGGCAATGTCGTTCTTCGCGCGCGGAAACCGCTCAACCGCAATCGGCTTTTCCGTCTCGCGCAATTTCGCCTCGGAATCTGACGCGCTGCTGTTTGCCGCCATCACCCAGAACACCCTGCCGGGGCAGGGCGATCTATTCGTCAGCGACGAGGAAGGGACAACGGTCGTCGCCCTTGAGGGCGCGGTACTCGAAGGCCTGGCGGTCGGCCCCTTCATCGGCAGCAGCCTTGACGTGTCCTATCAGTTCCGCGGCGGCGTTTTCGTGCCAAGCGTCATTCCCCCTCAACCTACTGACTCCGTGATAACCGGCAACGTCGCGCTGGCGCTCAATGACGAAACGAAGGCGGTCGTTTTCCCGACGCCCTTTGCAGTCATTCCTACGTCGGTTGACTGCTGGATCGTCTGCGACTCGGGCGCCCCCGTGCGCTTCATCGACGCCGCGGTCCTCCGCGACACGATTACGACAACCGGCTTCACGGCGGGCATTGGGTTTCCGATCCCGTCGAACGGGCAATACTGGCTGTACTGGCAGGCAATCTGATCCCCCCATGAATACCCTTTTTGAATGGCTACGGGCCGCGCGCCTCCTGAACGCCTCGGAATCCCGGCTTATCCATTGGCACGCGCTGGCGCTCGCCGTCGCGCTGGCGCTGTTGACGGCGATCCCCGCACGCGCGCAAAGCGGCATCACCGACTTGATCGTCGCGCGGAAGGTGAACCTGCAAGGCAACGCGACCCCCGCGGCCCTGACCGTTGACGTGAACGACTACGCCCCCGCGGGCATGCAGAACGCGACCTTCCTGCGGCTGTCCTCGACCGTGCCCGTGAACATAAGCGGCATCGCGGGCGGCACCCATGGCCGGATGCTTTGGCTTATCAATGTCGGCGCGTTCAACCTTACGCTACTCGACCAGAGCGCCCTTTCCCTGGCGGGCAATCGCTTCGCCATCGGCGGGCCGACCGTCATCCCGCCCGGCGCCGCGGTTTCGTTTTGGTACGACGGCACGACGGCCCTGCGCTGGCTTGGCTTGGTGCAGGGCAAGTCAACGACCTCTTGGGGCGGCATCACGGGCAATATCACCAATCAAACCGATTTGAATGACGCCATGGCGCGGCTGGCGCAGGCGAGTCTTACAACGGGCGTAGCCGACGAAAACGATACCGTTCTTTTGTCCGCGCCGAACGCGACGACGCTGCGCATTGCGGCCCTGCAAGCCGGCGTTTTCGCGGCGCTGCTCGGGCCGGGCCTGCCGGTCACGACGGCGGTCAAAACTTTCCCGCAAACCGATTACCCGCTGGCCTCGCTCGGGCTGGTTGCCGACGGAACCTTTGCGCGCTGGATTGGCTACAACCAAGCCGGGACCGTGGTCGCCTCGACAACCTCCTTCGTGAATGACGAGACGGTAATTTCCCTTGGGGCAATTGTCGTCAAACGGGTCGGCGGCGTGACCTCATTCATTGACGACGGCGGGCCGCGATCCTTCGCGACGCTTCCGCAAATGTCGGGTTTCAGCGAACTAGAGCGGACTTACCTCGGATATGAAAGCACGGTAACCATAACCCCGGCGTCAACGAACATGACGCTTGCGCGCTCGGCGGGCATCATCCGGGGTATTTCGATCAATTGGACCGGCATCGGGAACAAGAACAGCTTGGATCAAACCGCCGTTTCCGGCGCTTCGTTTATTCAGGTCAACCCGGCGCTCGCCTCGGGCACCGTCCTGCCTGGCGCGGTTACCGTGATGACGGCAACGAACTTCTGGAACGGCGCGGCCTCGGTCCCGCTGGCGAACAATAACAATGCCTCCGTGAAGCGGTTTCTGCTCGGCATCAAGGGCGGGCTATTCGTGCAGGAGGGAGAACTGCAATACACGAACCTTGACGCGGCGGTCGCCGCCTATGCGACTGCCCCCTTCACGACGCTGCTGGCGCAAGACCTGTTTATTGAAATTGGGCGCGTGGCCGTCGTGAAGAACGCGAGCGACTTGTCGAACCCGACGCAGGCGCGCTTTTTCGTCATCGGTTCCGGTTCGGGCGGCAGCTCGGGCGGGTCGCCCTCTGCCGTGACTTCGATCAATGGCACTGCTGGCGAGGTTGCCGTCAATTCCCCCGTCGGGGCGGTCACAATCTCTTTGCCCGCGGCGCTTGTGTTCACGGGCAAGACCATTGCAGGCGGCACCTACAATGCGCCCGTGCTGACGAACGCCGCCCTTGGAACCCCGGCAAGCGGCGTCCTGACGAACGCGACCGGCACGGCCCTGGGGCTGACGGCAGGGACCGTCGTCACGAACGCGAACCTAACGGGGGATGTGACCTCAACCGGCAACGCTACGACGCTGGCGACGGTTACGGGCACGGTCGGCAGCTTTGGCAGCGCGTCGCTTATTCCCATCGTGACCGTCAACGCGAAAGGCCTCGTGACGAACGTCACAACCGTAAGCATCGGCGGGCCGTATCAGCCTACCGGAAATTACATGACTGCGCTGACGGGCGACGTTGCGGCAAGCGGCCCCGGTTCTGCGGCGGCGACCCTCGCGACGGTCAACGCCAACGTCGGCTCTTTCGGTTCTGTTTCCGCGGTCCCGGTCATCACGGTTGACGGCAAGGGCCGTATCACTGCGGTAAGCACGGCGGCAATTTCGACCGGCGCGGCGGCGGCGGGTACGCTGACGGGCACGACGCTGGCAGCGAACGTCGTCAATGCCTCGCTGAATAACATCACGCCGACGGGTGGGACGCTGACGGTTACCAGCAGCAACTCCAATACCCTTATCCTGAACCGCAGCGGCGGGGTAGGTGGCCCCGCAATCGTGTTCCAGCGATCCGGCTCTGCCACTGGCTTTATTGGAGACAACTCCAACGGCATTGACCTTTTCGACGCTTCCGCAGCGTTGCGGGCAAGCGTTTCCTCCTCCGGCCTCGCGGTCACGGGCAGCGTCACGGCGAGCGCGGGGGTCCGTCTTGCGACAAACAATACATATTTTATCGGCACGACAACCGGAGCCGTGAATCAGAATTTGCTAGGCGTTGGTGGCGACGATAACACCTATCTATTTTTCGGAACCGGAAAGAATCTTACCGTTTATGGCTCGGCCTCGGTCGCAACGTTCTCCACCACCGGCCTCGCGGTCACGGGCAGCATCACGGCGAGCGTCGCCGGTCCTGACGCTCTGGTTATCAATGGCGGCAGCAGTACCACCCAAACATACCAGCGGATGGCTAACGGTGGCGGCAACTATTACATCGGCATTTCGAGTTCGACCGGTGGCGGCCTCCTTGGCGGCCTCGGGAACTATGGCTTCGCCATTTTGTCCGAGTCCAATCGCAACGTCGGCATCGGCGTCAACAATACGCTTGTCGGCTTGTTCTCCTCCACCGGCCTCGCGGTCACGGGCAACCTGAGCGTCAGCGGCTCAATCACGAAGGGCAGCGGAACCTTTTCGATTCCTCACCCGCTGGCCTCGCTGACCAAGACGACCAACCTCGTGCATTCCTTCATCGAAGGGCCGAAGGCCGATCTCATCTATCGCGGACGCGTCACGCTGGCGAACGGCAAGGCGACTGTGGACATCGACAAGTCGGCAGGCATGACCTCGGGCACGTTCGTCGCGCTGGCGGAAAATCCGCAGGTATGGCTACAGAACGAATCGAACGGATACTCGGTGCGCGGCAAGGTGGTCGGTGCGACGCTGACGGTCGAGGGCACGGCGGGCGATTCGATCTCATGGCTCGTCATCGCCGAGCGGCATGATGCCGTCATCAAGGCGGCGTCATTCACCGATGCGAACGGCAAAGTAATCCTTGAGCCGCGCAAGGATGCCCCCGCTAAGAAAGTTGAAGCGGCCTCGCCGAAGATTTAGAAACGCTCTCCCATGACGAAACTCCGCATCATCCTCCTCGCGGCGATCCTGCCGCTCTGTGCTCGCTCTGCAGAAATCAGCCTCAACCTGACGAGGGTCGAGGCCTCCGAGCTTTACGTTGCGCTGTCGAGCGCGGGCGAAGGCCTCGCCCCGGCGAACGCCATCGCCGCCGCCGACAACATCAACACGCTGCGGCCCTTGGTGGAAGCGCTCGACAAGGGGAAGGTCGCCTATCAGCGCGCCGCGCAGAAGCTCGCCAAGGCCGTGCCGCCCGACTTCGAGGCGCAGATTGAAAAGCTGACGACCGAGCTGGAAGCGAAGGCCGCCGAACCGTGCGCCGTGAAGCTCTCGGCCTTGGCGCTGACCGACGAAGAAATAACCGCGACCAAACTTAAACCGGCGACCCTGGCTGTCCTGCGGCGCTGGCTTCTGCCCCCGCCCCCGAAATGACCGGCAACGCCTACATCGAACTTGCGAAGGACTTTGCCCCGCTGGTCGTCGGGCTTTTCTTCGTTGGCTTTATGGTGGTTGCCGCCTTCGCCCTGCGGCCCGTGGTCGAGAAAATGATTGCGGGCATGGCCGAGAAAGCGGGCGTCAACGCAATGGCGTTCGGGCTGGCGATGGGGTACGGCCTGAGTGCCAGCCTCTCGGCCATGGCGGAACAGGCGACGCTGCTCGGCTGGCTTATCCTGGCTGCGATGGCGAAGGTCATAAACCCGTTTATCGTCGGCGTTCTCGCGTACACGGCGCGCGGGGGCGGCGACAAGCAAACCCCCGCCGCGCCGCGCCCGGCGAACAATTTGCCGTAACCCGGCAATGCCCTGCTCCGCACCCGCCGCCGCCAACGCGCGCGGCGGTTGCGTCAGGCAGGCAACGCCAACCAATCCCCCGCCCTGCCCCCCATGGCCGAAGATCTACAATTCAAGGTTTCGGTTTCCGCCGACACAGCCGGGCTGAAGCAGACCGAGACGGCCCTGCGCGGGGTGACTGACGCGGCGAAGGATGCGGCCTCAGAATTCAAGGGGTTTACCGACGAACAGAAAAAGCAGGCGCAGCAGCTCGCGGACAGCCTGCCCCCGCTGAAAAAGACGGCGACCGAGGCCGAGAACCTGACGCGGACCCTGGGCGGGACGAAGGCCGCCGTCAGCGGCCTGGGGAACGTGCTCGGCGGCATCTTCTCGGGCGACTTGGTCCAAGCCGGAAGGGGGCTTTTGGATTTGAGCAAGGCGGCGACGGCGGCGACCGGCGCAATGCAGGCGTTCCTCGGTTCCGTCGCGCGCGGCGCGGCGGTTGGCGCAGCTTTCGCGGCCCCGGTTCTTCTCGCTATGTACAAATGGCGGAAAGAGGCCGAGGCCGCGGACGCGGAAATGCAGGCGATCTGGGCGAACCAAGGCAAGAGCACGCGGGCGCTTGCCGAGGCGCAGGAGGCCGAGGCGGCGCGCATCGTTGAATTGAACAAGGCCGTTGCCGAGAGCTACAAGCGGAACACGGCGGCGATAGACGAACAGACCCGCGCGACGCAGGCGTTGAACGCCGAGAAAACGAAGCGGGCCGTCGCGAAGGCCGGCACGCCCGAGGAGGCGCGCAACATCCAAAACGCCGCCGACATCGCCGCCGCTGACCTGGACGTGCAAGCAGCCATCGAACGCGAGGAGGCCGCGGGCGCATTGGGCGATCCTGAATCCCAGAAGCGGGCGGCGAATGACCTGGCGCTTGCCCGTTCGAAGCGGGAAACGCTCGGCGTCGTGCAGACAACTTCAGCGGAAAAGCGGAGCAAGGAAATCAGCGGGCAAATGAGTGCCCTGAGCGCGACGGGCAACGAACAGCAGGCGGCAAGCGACTGGTCGGGCCTGGGCGAAACCCGGACGGCCTACAACAAACTGCGCAACGAATTGAAGGCCTTGAACAAGGCGACCGCGGGCGTCGTCAACGACACGGCAGAGGACCAGAAGCGGGCGCGCGTTGAAATGAACGCGCGGCGCGAAGCCGGCAGCGGCGGGGGCTAACCGATGGCAATCGCCTGGACACTCGGCAAGAACGGCGCGGCGGCGATACCCGTCGGCGGCTGGAACATTCGCACGATTACCCGCGAACTGAACAGCCTGGCCGTCTCAACCCTGCGCTTCACGATCCCCGTTGCGGACGTGTTCGCGGAACCGCCCTTTGCCTTCAATGACATCGTGCGGCTGTTCCGCGACGGCGTCTGCTACTTCGTCGGCAACGTCTCGGCGGTAACGTCCAGCGGAAGCGGCGAAAGCGAAACCTATAACGTGACGGTTTCGGATGCCTGGTGGCTGCTTGAGCGGCGCGTGTACCAACAGCTAACGGTCACGAAGCAAGGCACGCCCCCGGCGATCCTCTCGGCGGTCATGTCCTCGCGCGTCGTCCTGGGTAAAGACCCATGGGGGAACCCGACGACGACCGATCAGGTGATTATCGACGTGCTGGCGCAGGCCGGCTTCGCCTCCGCGCCCTTCGTGCCGGCGTTGGTCCAAGGCTACTTTGTCGAGGCGCGCGACATATCGCTTGCCGAGGCGATCCGGCGCATGCTGGCGATTACCCCCGACACGGTCGGCTGGTTTGACTACTCGACCGGCTCGCCCGTTTTCTACGTGCGCAGGCGTGCCGCCCTGGGGCTTGTGCCGATTGACCTGAACGAAACCCCGAAGCGCCTCGAATCCTTTTCGCTGGTTCCGCGCAATGACCTGCTAATGCGCGGCGTCGTCCTGAACTACATCACGACGCAACAGGACGCAGCCGGCGCGGACTGGCTGCAATACACCCTCGACCAAGCCGGCGCGACGACGGGCGACGCGGTCCTGTTCTCGCATATCGAACTGGCGGCGCAAGGGACCGACCGCCCCGAGCCCGTCCCGGTCGGCTTGGCGGCAAACTACTTTTCCTGCTTCAACGTCCTGCAATGGGAAGGTGAACTAGTGTTTCATCAGCAGGACTGCGCGAACCCCGCGCCCCTCGGAAGCGTCGTCAACCTGCTCAACGGGCGGCTGGCCTGGCAAGGGATGAACGCCGTCGTTGGTTCAACCTCGGAAGATTTGTTGAACGGTCGGACGACGGTAACCTTGGGCGCACCCCCTTCGCTCGGGCTTGGCGATTACATTGACCTTATGCGGAGCTTCCGGCTTCGCCCCCCCGGCAGCGACTTCCCGGCGAAGCAGGACAACGGGACCGCGGGCGTGCCGGTTGCCGACGGCGGCTTGGGGCCCGATCCGTCGAACCCCCCGGCCCCGAATCCTGGCGGCGGCAAGCCGAGCGGCGGCAACGGTGCCGGCTCGGGCAGTGCCGGCAATTATAGCGCCGTTGAAATCCGGCATTGCGTTGACGGCATCGAACAGACTGACCGCGTGTTGAAAGCCCAATAGCCCCCCATGCCCTCCGCTGCATGTTGCCCCTGCGGTCAATTGGTCGGATGCGTCTGCGGTGCCGGCCCGGCCTGCATCCTGACATGCGAACGCAAGGCGGGCAGCGCCGAACTCTGCGGGTTCCCCGAGTTTGTGCCCTCGTCGCCCCCGAGGTTCTACAAGCGGCGGCGCACGACCGGGCTAATGACGATCCTTGCCTACGCCGATTCGCTTTGCGGCGCGGTCGTCGCGGTCCCGGCCTCGCTGGAATGTCGCAGCAAAAGCGGAACGGCGACCCTGATCGGCGTGCCGGAATTCATCAACCCCAGCATCCCGCGCCGGACTTATCGGCGGCACGCCTGGAGCGGAAGCACGACCCAGAACAATCAGGGCGCATGCACGGAGCCAATCTTCACGCGGACTTGGTCGGGCGAATTGGCCTACAACCGAACGACGGGGGCTACGACCGACTCGCGCTGCTTTCAGTTGAACGGCGGGCTGTGTAGCACCTGGCCGTGCGGCCCGTCCTCCGTTCCGACGTTCAACGAATTCAACGGCTGTACCGACAGCCACGCAAACAACCCGAACGAATGTTGCGCGGCAACCCTGCCATCGGCCTGCTTCACGACCTGCACACAGACGGAGTCGCAGGCGGTCGGGCGCGGCCTTTGCGTCGGTTGCGGCGGCCCGACCGGCGCGCAGCAAATCAGCGGGCAAGGGGTCGGCCTGCTGTCCGACGAGGACTTGCCGGGCGATGCCGTTGACCGGGCGAAAGCGGCAATCGGCGCTTGGATTGTTGGCACCTGCCCCGACTCGTCCAGCTTCCAAACCCCGCGCACCGATGCGGCGTTCTCCTTCACGTTCCGCGCCGGGCAGGCCCGCGCCGTCATCACGGGCGGCCTGATCCCCGGCGACAATTACGAGATAAGGATTCACGTTGAGAAGCGCGCGGTCGGCACCTCCGACCCCTTCGTGGATTCGGGCAACGACATCATCGCCGCGTTTACCGCCGCGGGCGTCGCCTTCACTTCGGATTGGCAGGATTTGCCGAGCGATCCCCAAAACGAGTACCGCGCCAGCGGGGTCACGGTTTCGCATAACGTCGAAGCCATCTTTGAGGACAACTGGAACTTGGACGAAGATTTCGCGCCGAGCCTGCCGGCGATCTGCGCCCCGACCGTCGTATCGGATACGTCATTCCGCACGGTTGACGGCGTGCCGGTTGCGTGGCCCTTCGATGGCACGATCCCGCCCGATGCCTACGGCGCGCTTGCCCCGGCGAGCGCGGAACCGACGACGCGGTTGACCGAGGGGACCGACGCATGCACGGACACGGGCGGCGGGGTGTTCAAAAAGGCGAGCGGGACCGTCAGCGAGGAATTGAGCAACGAGGACACGGAGCAAGACGCCATCGACCGCGCGACGGCGGCGGCGGCCTGGGCCCCTTGCGCGGGCGGCTGTACGGTTGGCTGTACGGCCTTTGAAACCCTGCGCGGGACCGGGGCCGTTTTCGGCTTCGCCATCGTGCGGACGCGGGCGGCCTGGACCGCGGTCATAGGTGCCAACTACAAGGTAACAATTCGCTTCGCCTCGCGGGTTCTGGGGACAGGCGGCCCGTTCCTGTTCTACGCCCTGACCGAAACCGTCGTAACCGCCGACGCCATTAACGAGCTGACAGGCTGGTTCGACGTGCCGCGCGAGCCCGGCCTGGAAGTCATCGCCGCGAACTGTTCGATAGAACTTCTGCCATGAGTCGCGAACTCACACCCCGCACGACGCATTACGCGCGCGAGCGACCGCGCCCCCCTGCCCGCCCCCCCGCGGGCGCGCGCGGGCCGAGCGGCATCCCTGGCGGGCTGGACGTTGCCAGCTTTCAGAACGCGGGCGCGGCCCCTGCCCCGCCCCCTTTCCCCGGCGCGGCGCTGTGGGCGGAAATTCATCGGCGGGCGTTGGCGCACGACGGAACCGACGACCGCGGCTTTATCGACAGCGTGACGGCCCGCCTCCCCTGCTCTACCTGCCGGCCTCATTGGCTGGCGTTCATGGCGTCCGATCCCCCCGACTTCGGGCCGGGTTATTTCGCTTGGACCGTCCGCGCGCATAACGAGGTCAACGCCCGGCTCGGCAAGCCCGTTGTCGGTTTGGACGAAGCGCGCGGCCTATGGTCCCCGGCCAACCCGCCGCCGCTGGCTTGAAATGCCGGGCCGGTCCTTGGTGCCTACCCCCCTGCCCTCCTGCCCCGCTATACGGCGACCGGCTGGCCCGCGGCGTCAATGTAGCGATCTATCACCGGCCCGAGGGCCGCGGTCGGCAGGGCCGTCCGTTCCCGGTCGCTCGCGACATAGTGCCGCGAGGGATTGGGCCGCGGCGATACAAGGGCAGTGTCGAGCTGCGTCCTTTCAATCGTAACCGTCCAAGCCGGCGAGAGGTCGCGGGTATAGGCGGCAAGGTCAACGTCGGCGGGCGAATAGGGGAAGCGGACCAATTCGACCGCGCCTTGCCCCGGTAGGGAAAGCATGATGCGAACGCGATAAAGCGGAATCATTGCAGGCGGGATGCTCGGGGGGAAGGCTGGCGGGCTGGCGGGCGTTTGGCAATCCTGCTGCAAAAACAGGGCTTGCCCTATGCCTAGCGTCTGCGTTTGGTCGTCATCGTTGGTCGAGGCTTGACGACAAACATTCATTTCCCAAGTTCCCCTTTTCAGCCGGGCGATTTATTCCCCGGCAGAAAGATTAGAAAATGAGTGCCCGCCGCTTCAAGCCCGGCGGGCATTTCATTTTATGAGTTCCATTCCTAGTTTTTGGTTGCGCGCCTATTGGGCGAAGCCTAACGAATGGCCCTGTTCTTTCGGGCGTCGCCTACTACCGGCCCCAGCGTCATTTTCCAATTTGAGCACCCGCTCACTCCCTGAAGTCCGGCCCTTGCGTGTAGTAGCGCGAGGGTCGGACTTCGCCTTTTCTACCCTATGAAGCCGCCCGCATTTCAATTCTATCCTGACGATTTCCTCGGCGGGACGCTGACGATGTCCTTAGAGGAGCGGGGGTTTTATATCACGCTTCTCTGCATACAATGGTCCAAGGGATTCGTTGCCGCGGACGACTTCGACCGCCTGGGGGGCGCGCTGGCGGAACCTTCGCGCCGCCATGTCAGGGGAAAGTTTACCGATGACGGGGCCGGGGGCTTGCGCAACCAAAGGCTAGAAGCCGTCCGGCAGCAGCAGGCCGAATACCGGGCGAACCGCGCCGAGGCTGGCCGGGCTGGGGCGGAACGCCGATGGCACAGCCATGGCACTGCCATAGCTCAGCCATCACACAGCCATGGCACAGCCATGGCACAGCCAAAGCTAAGCCATCAAAATGATAGCTTAGCCATGGCACAGCCATCGCACAGCCATGGCACAGCCATCGGTTTGCCAATGGCAAAACATAGCACTCCGACTCCTACTCCTACTCCTGAACTAATACATGCCGGGAAACCGGCCAAGCCGGTTCCCGGCGAGAGAGAGCTTTTTGAGGCCTTGGCCAAGGCAGAAGGCAGCGACCCGGCGCAGCTCACCAAGCCCGCGCGGGACAAGATTCGGCACGCTATGGCAACGATCCTGGCCGTCTGCCCCGTCTGCCCGACACCCTGGGAAATCGAGGCGCGCGTGAAGCGATACGGGGAAGTGATGCCCAACGGGGCCAAGCTGACGGCGCACGCGCTGGCGGCAAATTGGGCGAAGTGCGCGACCACCCCGCCCCCGCCAGTGGAAAGCAATGACGGGCCGGATGGCTGGCTTACTTGGCTGAACACGGAACTCTCGGTCTTGGCCGAGGATCACCCGGCACGCGGGCAACTGCTGTACGCGCTGAACAGCCGGAAGTTTAGCGGCCTGCCCGCGAGCTGGAAAGCCCGATGCAATTCACAACTGCGCCAAGCATGAAAAACCAAAAATACCCGTCACCCCTGACTCCTGATTTTCTCGGCAGGACTTGCGATTTATCAGCGGAGGAGGTCGGGGCCTATATCCGGCTGCTTTGCTTTCATTCGGGCGGGCAGAGTATTCCGATAAGCGATCCCGCGAAGCTGGCCCGCATTGCCGGATGCAAAGTAAGCGCCGCCGTCATCGCTAGATTCCCAAGGGGATTATACCGCCGCACCTGACGGCGGCCAATCCTACAGGCCTGCTGTTGAAAATTCCGGCCCGGCCTATACCTGCCTATACCCCCGGCCCCTGCTACGCTGTAAAGCGATTTGCTGGCCTGCCGACCCCGGCCAACCGATCCCGCGGGGGGTGGGGGGGGTAGGGCAGGCGTCACCCCCGCCGCTTGCGGGCGTTCTTGCCGGCTGGCCGGCGTTGCCCCTTGCGGGCGCTCGATCCCGTCCGCGGGCGTACCTGGCGGGCCGGGCGCTCGGGCCGGACGAAGGGCCGGGCGAACGGCCCGAGCTGGCTGGCCGCTTCGTTCGCCCCGCGGGCCAGCAGCAGCATGGCCCCGGCCTGCGTCGCGCGGTTCGGGCGCCCCTCGCCGCGAAGCCAAAGGTTCACGATCTGGCGGGACACCCCGCAAATTTCGGCGGCGGCGGTTGCCCCGCCGACCTGTTCGACAAGCGGGCGAAGATGGGCGGCGAAGGACATGCAGGGGGATGGGTTCGGGGGGGGTAGGACATTCGATGTCCTAGGGGGGCAGGGAAGGGGCTGGCGGAAAACAGTTTTCCGCCCGGCACGGGCTACGGGAAAACCATTTTCCGAAATGAGGACAATCCTTAATTGTTATTTTACCCCGGAATTATACCGGCCCCCAGACCCCTGCGGGATAGGCCTTTGCGCGGGTCGGTTGCGGGCGTTCTGGTTGCGGCTGCTGGCGGGCTGGAAAGAGCTTGAACCAATGCAAACGATAGGCATGATAGGGCGCATGAAACAAACCTATCCTTCCCATTTCGCCAACTATGCGGGGCCGGGCCGCGCCTTCACCGACGCGGGCCGCTTCGCCTCCGATGCGCTGGCCGTCGCCAGTGCCAAGGGGCGCAAGATGGCGAAAGGCCTGCGCCTCGTTTCCATTCATACCGCCGCGGGCGTTGTCATCTTCCGCGCCTGATCCCATGAAAACCGGGTCGGGCGTCACCGTTGCGGCGCTCTTTGTTGGCGCGGGCGGTCCCTACGACGGGCTTGCGCACGTTGACGCATGGCCGGAAGCGCGCGACGCGCGGGCGTATCCCGGCCCGTGGCCCGTCGTCGCGCATCCTCCCTGCCAGCGGTGGGGCAAGATGTGGTTTGGCCAGCCGCTTGCCGTGAAGCTGTCCGGCGTGCGCAAGAAAAAGGGCGACGACGGCGGCTGCTTCGCCGCGGCGCTGGCCGCGGTTCGCAAATGGGGCGGCGTGCTGGAACACCCTTGGGGGAGTCACGCTTGGGCGCATTTCGGGCTGAACCTGCCGCCCCGCGCGGGCGGCTGGACCATGGCCGATTGGCTCGGGGGCTGGACTTGCTGCATTGAACAGGGGCAATACGGCCATTACGCGCGCAAGCCTACCCTGCTGTATGCCTGCAAGACCGACCTGCCCGAACTCCGATGGGCCGAAAGCAAGGCCAGCCTCGACCCTGTTATGGTTGCCCGCCTTGGGATGAAGCGTGCCAAGCGCCGCGGCGAAGTTGCCAGTCGTGGGGGGGGGACGGACAGCGCGCCCCGTATCCATACCCCCGCGGCATTTCGCGATCTGTTGCTTGCCATCGCGGCGACGGCCCGGCCCGGCGTTCTTCTGTGCCATTCACGGCTATTCCCCGTTCTTCGTCCGCGAGGCCAGCAAGGCCCGCAAGTATGACTCCGCGAAGGAGGCGACGGCCTACGCAAACGCCGAGCTGTTCACGTCGCCCGACGCCTTCACCGTCCTTCCTGTTTCCGCCTGAACCCGCCAACCAAACCCGACCAATGAAAACAGAAACCCAACCCGCCCCCGGTCCCTTCAAGGTAGAACCCGCGTATGCATGCAACGACCTCGCGCGGGCGCGCAAGGGCGCGCAAGACATCATCGGGTACGACGTGCGCGACACGCGGACGAACGTCGTAGAAAGCCCGTGCGATACCGAGGACGAAGCCGACGCCGAGGCCGCGCGCCTCAACGCAAAGGAGCTTCGCCAATGAGTACCCCCAACGAATACCGCCAACGCGAAACCGACCGGCAGCGCGGCCTGTACGACCTGCGCATGCAGTACCGCGAACGCTTCGCGGAACCCCCGTGCAGCTCGCAAGCCGGCGAACCCGCCGCGGCAATCAGCCCGCTGGCCCTAATGAAGCTACGGCTGGCCGAGGCCGACCGGCTGATTGCCGAGCTGGCGCAAGTACAAGTAGCCATCGGCAGCGACCGCCGCCTTGCCGAGCAAATGCAGCGCAACGGCCCGGCGATCCTGACGGGGAAGGGGGGTGAACTGTGAGCGCGCCGCAGACTGTCAGCGTGCCCCTTGTCTTTTGGTCCGACCATGAGGACCGCGATTTACCGACGCCGACGCCGACCCGGCGCGACGGGGCGAAGGTTGTCATTCCCCTTTATGGCGCAGAAACCGACGAGCTTTTAGCCGACGCCGAGCACTACGCGCACAAAGACGGGCCGGGCAGCATTGGCCTAAAGTCCAGCGCACGCGCTACAGTCAAGGCGATCAGCGAGGCGCGCAGATAAAACCCAATCATACTCAAGCATGAAAACAAAAGCATACCCAAAGACGCCCGAGCTGGAAAAGATGAAGGCCGTTCGATCGGAGTCACAAGCTATCGGCACGTTTCTCGACGCGCTATCTCAACGGGGCATCCTGCTCGCTTCGTATGATGACAAAGACCGCCTCTGGCCTATCTCAAAAAGCATTGAGCAAGTCCTAGCTGACTATTTCAAAATCGACCTGGCGAAAGTCGAAAAGGAACGGCAGGCAATTTTGAAGGCGCTACAATGACCGCCCCGAGCACGCCCCCCGACTTCTATGCCTGGCTACGCGCGAACGGATGGACCGAGGACATATCCCCCGGCACGGAACTTTGGCCCGTCGCGGCTTGGTGGCATGAAGGCCGGATGACTGTACGCCGCGAGGACTGGCTTGCCGACGAATACGAAGATTACCTTTTCGACCTGCTGGAACAACAGCCGGCAATTGTATCGAATTAGGCCTTGAACTAACCCGAACCGATAGGCATCAAACCCCTTCCCATTATGAACGAAACCGACAGAAAAAAAGCCCTTTCGAAAGCTGCTGCCATCCTCGGCAGCATGACTAGCGCAAGGAAAAAGAAATCCTCGAAGGCCAACGGGCAGCTCGGCGGCTGGCATGGCTATTTCAAGAAAGAGGATAAACCCGCGGGCAAAAAGTCCGCTGTTAAGAAACCGAAACCCGAAACCACCCTAGACACCTGAAAACAGAATCGCCGCCCCCCGGTAAAAGAGTGCGGCGACCTGACGAAAGCCACCCGACCAAGGGAGGCCTACAACCCAACGAAAGACAATGAACCCGACTGAAATCAATTCCCAATTAGCCGCGCCCTTCCCGGCGCTTGAAGTAGAATGGCGCATGGCGCAAACCGGCATCAGGAAAGGCAACGGCCAGCCCTGGGGCAAATGCCTCGCGTACCTGACGAACCGCGCGATTCAAACCCGCTTGGACGAAGTTGCCGGGCCGGCGAACTGGCGGAACGAATACCGCTTTGAAAAGATCAGCCATGGCGGAACCGAGGCGACCGTCTGCCTTTGCGGCTTGTCGCTGCTGCTGGACGGCCAATGGGTGACGAAATGGGACGGCGCGGAACCGTCCGACATCGAAGCAGGGAAGGGGGCCTTGTCCGACGCCATGAAGCGCGCCGCCGTGCAATGGGGCATCGGGCGCTATCTGTACAAGGTTGACGACTGCTGGGCCGAATTCGTCACCGAGGGCGGCGCACACAGCGCGAAGATCGAAGGGAATTTCTACCGCTGGAACCCGCCGCAACTGCCGGCCTGGGCGTTGCCCGAGCGCAAGGCGGTCGAGGCGCGGCCTGCGCCCGAGCCTGCACCGGCCCGCAACGCCGCCGCGGCCCCGACCGCGCAGGCGTATAACCCGGCCCGTCAGGTTGCGCCTGTAAAGATCGGTAGCCTACCCCCCGCACAACCGCAAGCCGAGGCCTGGCGATCCTACTGCGTCCCGCGCTTCATCGAAAAGTATGCCGGCAAGACCTTGGGCGACATGGCCCGCGCCGATTTGATATGGTGGGCGACCAACTACGAGCCCCGCCCGTTCAATGGGAAGGTCGTACCCGCTGACCTTGAACTTCAACGGCTGCTTAAGATCGGCGCGGCGCAGTTCATGTCCGCGGAATACGACGTGCGATATTAACCGCCGCCCCTTCATCCCATGAAAAACGAAACCAACCCGACCAACCCAACCGTAACAATCCCGCTGTGCGGGCTTTCCAGCGAATCGCTTGGGCAAATCATCGAAATGCTGAACCGCGAAGGCGCGACGATCAGCGCCTTTCCGGGCCCCGAGCTGGACGCCATTGCCCGGCACTACGACCGGCAGCTTCATGTTGCCTTGCTTGAACGCTATTCCCGCAACCTGGCCGCCGAGAAGATTCGCCAAGAACAGGCGACACTGCGCTTGCTAGGGGCCAGCGTTAGCCATACAAACCCGATCTGTATCCCGGCCTGACGGCAGGCCGGCAACCAACCAACGAAACCAAAAACCCGACCAAATGAAAACCGCCTTAATCACAATATCAGAACTCGCCCCGACAATCGCGATCAGCCCCGACGCCAAGCAGGCGCGCGACCGGCTGCTTGCTTCCGCTGCTACGGTTGACGCCGTCGATAGCAACGCCGCCGCCCTGTACGCTTCCGACATCCTGAAGGACATCAAGCAAATGACCCGCTTTGTCGAAGTCGGGCGCACCGATGCCAAGGCCCCCTTGCTGGACTATGGCCGCAAGGTTGACGCCATCGCGAAGGAATTGACCGGCGAACTGGATCAGGTCGCGAAGGACTTGGCCTTTAAGATTGGCGTCTGGACGAGCGAACAGCAGCGCCTTGCCCGCATCGAAATGCAAAAGGCGCAGGACGAAGCCGCGCGCCTTGTCGCCATCAAGCGCGCCGAGGAAAAGGCGATCTATGAGCGCGAACAGGCCGAGCTGGCGGCACTGGCGGCGCAGGCGAAGCAGGCGACCAGTGCCCCCGACGCAATCGCCCTGGCCGTCGAACAGGAGCACAAGCTACGCGAGCACGAGTTTGCGCAGCAGCAGCGCGACGAGG